TTATCTAATGTTTTCTTATTATCCCCTGTTTTAGTTGGGACAGAACCACTACTAATAGATTTATCTAGAGGATGTTCTTCATCTTCCATATAGACTATTCTAGATTGGTCAGGTTTTGGTTTATATCCATAACAGTTCACACCTAGTTGTAATGACTTATCACTAAAAAACCCACCATTAATTCCAGGCTTACCACAGCTATCTCTTAATTCCTTGGGTCCAATCTGTAAACTATTATAGTAGTCTTTTTGGATTGGATAAAGTGCCATTTGGTTAGCAGACCAACCATAGTTACACCAGTTAGCACCATCTTTATGCGCCTTTTGCAACTGGTCATAGGTAGCTAATTCTGCTCCGAATGCGCTACAAACACCAGGTGCTTGTTCATAGGTATATTCATTATTTTCTATGTTAAATACTTCTTTTTTTCTACTAGTTAAACTAGTAAGTCCAGAGTTAACCATAGTTTTTATATCTTTACTCTTTTCTAAAACAGATGATACGCCTAAGCTACTATCTTTATAGAGACCTAACGCATTTTTTATAGTAGACATACAGTCTAATGTATTTCCATCCTTATCTATATTTGATGAGAAATATATACTATGGGTTAGAACAACTAAGATAACTACTAATATTAGTCCAACTATCGCTAATGTACCCTCTAACATACTTTATATTATAAAGAGATAAAACTAAAAAAAAAGAGTGAATAACTAGTTATGTTTATTATTTTTTTCTATAGAATATACAATATGCGTTTTCGCTTACTAATCTTGTATGATTCATTGTAGTGATAACACTATCATTATATTTATACCAGTTTCCATCAATATTCTTAACAAAAGAGTAGTAGTGACCACCACCTGATCCACCTATATGATTCACGACACCATAGCATTCATATTGATAACTATCTGGAAAATAACCTTTTACATATTTAGACATATCTAAGTTATCTACTGGAAAATCTATTTCGGTATCTATTTTATTTCCAAAGTTATCCCAACGTTTAAAGAAAACTACTAATATATTAGGGCACTTCCAAAAATAGTGTTGTTTAGTCTTCTTTTCTATTTCAGTTTCAACTAGAACCTCTCTTTCACAAAAATGATCTAAGCAATTATATAGTGTTAATGCTCCTTGCTCTGTTCTATTAGGTATTTCTAAACATATTGAATTAAATGGTTCATAGCTATACGATAATTCAGTCTTAGAAACACCATCTACTTGTTTAATAGATTCTACAATAGTATAAAACTGACCATAGAAAATTTCAACAATTCTACTATAGTCTTTCTTAAAGTATTTACTATAGTGTTCTAAAGCAACTAAGGCTTGTTTATCTAATTCACTTTTAGGTTCACCACTTATATTCATCTCTACCTCACAAGCTAAAGCATTATGCATAGACTCTAAAAAGAATTGTAAAAATTCTTGGCTATCATTTTGTCTATAGCCTAAGAACTGGGTATTACCCTTGTGTCTTGCGACTTGATGAATAGCTTTAAGCAAGTTTAAAGGATTAACTACTGAATTTTTATACCATAGTGATCTAGTTACAATATTCCACTGATTGACAATCATAGACTCTATTTTTTCACTATTAATATCATTAGAGTATTCATTTGATAAGTAATACTGTAGCAAAGGCATAGTATGATTAAGACATTGTAAAATAGAGTTCATAAAACAAGTATTACCAAGGTTTGCTAATCCACATAACCCTTTTTTATAGAGAAAATCACTATCTATTTTAATAGGTGTACTAAGATAAGTTTGAAATTGTTCATCTACTGTATTAGACATAATTTAATATATAACTGTTTTACTATGTCTTTAAACATTAATTATAAGATCAAATTTTAATTCTTTGAATATTATAACAATATGAATGGAATAGCTATACTTGCTCTAACACTTGGGCTAATATCTGTAATAGTTACCCTAAAATATCTAAAACTATATGAGAATTTAAGTAAAAATATTAATAAATTATCTGCTACCTGTGGTACCTCTAGTGCCATATCTAAAATAGGTGATGGTTTAAAACTCAGTAAAGAGGAGTTAGAAAGTAGAATAAACTTAAATAGAGATATTATTACTAAGATACTATCTAACAACAAATTAGAAAAATTTAGCGATTATTCAGACAGTATGTTTAATGAACCTATAGTAAATAGGATAAATATAAAAGACTCTATATATATTGATAGTGTTGCTAGAGATATAGATGTTACTGACCTATCCCCATATATTATTAGTCCAACAAAGCCTATACAAATTCCACATAGCTATGAAAAAGAAGTTAGAATTACTAAAGACCATATAGATAGTTTATCTGACACATTACCTATAGTAGAACAGAAGCAACCTAAAAAAGACTATATTAGTAAGGATACTCTAAAATATAACTTTATAAAGGATAATTGGTGTTTAGTGAACCACGATGATAAGAGATATTGTTTTAGTGTAGGTGATAATACCAGTTGTCCAGGGACTATAACTAATAGTAGAGATAGTTGTGACTATTAACCTCTATAAAATATTATTCTATATTTTATATAGATTATAACTGAAATTCACTCATAGATTGAATGGTACTATGGTATTTAGGGCTACTATAGTTTAAGATATAGTTTTGGTAGTGTTCTTCAAATGTTCCAAAGGATTCTGGTGTTGGAAGAACAGGAACTCTCATAAATAAGACATAATATACTATTCCAGTAGTAGCTACTAATAATAATATAAGTAAACGTAAAACTTCTTTAGTATCCATATAGTTATATATATAATATATGGAGATTAAAAATAATTAGTTCTTATAGCTCAGTGGTAGAGCAGTGGTCTTATACGCCATTGGTCGACAGTTCAAGTCTGTCTAAGAACACCAATTTTTTGTATTTTTATTTAGCATTAGCCCACCAGTTAGGTGAGAAATATGGTGGAGTTTCCATAGTATCTTCTACAGGTTTAGTAGATGGTCCTTTGCTTAAGTTAGAATCCATTTCACTAAATGATAAATAGTAGTCATAATACATAATATTAGATAGATAACCACTAAATCCTCTAAATGAATTTAGGTATAAATCACCATAGTTTTGTTTAGGTAAACTATCTAGATTCTTACGTTTAGCTAAATTACCATTAATATAGATATCCAAGTCCTTTTGTCTAACTGCTACAACTACATAGACCCATTTATTAAGTGGGATATTTTCTACATCTACATATTCACCTATCTTTTTAAATGTATTCATATAGACTCTCATAGCATTTTCTTTAGGATGTAACCAGATACCTGGCGCTCTATTTGGCCAACTAGAATCATTACCTTTATGCATGACGTGTTTCCATTCACCATATTTATATGCCCAGTCATCTACATAGAGCCAAAAGCTATAGGAAAACTCTAAACCACCAACTTCATTATCACTTCTACCTAATGTAATAGAGTCTATCTTTGATGGGTCTTGAGAAATAACCTTACCCTTTTTAGCTGACTTGGTACCATCTAATATCCACTTGCGTGAACCAAAGTATAATTTAAATTGTCTATAGATTCTCTTTAGAATAGCTACCAAGACAATTACACCAAAAAAAGCACATATAGCTAATAATACTGTATATCCTCTAGGGTTTTCATTAGAAAAACTAGATAAAGTTCCAGATAGACTAGAAGATAAATTGCTAATAGTTTGAGACATATTTATATTATATAAACATAAATATTTCTATTACAGGTTCAATATATTTTTAACTATATAATTAGTTATCTAAACCTATATCTATTTTTACCTTTGGAATATAACTCTTAAGTTTTGACCACCATGTTAAATGTTCACTTCCATCTAAATAGTTTGAATAAATAGTATCAGCAGATAAGGCTCTATTCACATACTTAAGATTTGATAGTTTACCATCAAAGCCTCCCCATTTATTAATATGGATATTCCCTACTATATCTTTTGGTAATGCGCCACTTGTACAACTTCTCTGTAACTTACCATTTACATATACATCTAATGTTTTATTTATAAATACTAAAGTAATATATACCCATTTTTGAACTGGTAAATCAACAACATCACACTCTTTTCTTTCACCTAAAATAGCTGGATTTGACAATGGATTCATAGAAATACCAGTTCTTCTATCCATAGTATCAAAACGAATCATCATATGATTATCTTTAGGATATATCCAAACACCAGGAGTAGTAGAGTTAGCATTATCGTCACCAATGTGAAAGACGTGTTTAGGTTTAGAGTATTGATAGTTAAAGTCATTTACATACATCCAAAAACTCATAGTAAATTCTTGTCCTACTTTAGAATTTGGAAGAGTATCTCTTGTTAACATTGCTTGTTTAGTAGCATCCTTTATGCCATCTACTAGCATTACACTATCTCCCCTTCTATATAAATAAATCTTTCTTATTTGAATAACTACTAGAATAGTAACATAGACTGCCAATATTACTAAGACTGTTTTTACATATTGATTATTGGTAATATCAGTTAGATTCATATATATAATATATATAAATATAAATAATTGTTTTTAAAGTTAGTTTTGTCTAGAATCTACTAGGTTCTTATCTACATAACCAACAGTACTATCTACATATGATACAGCTGTGTTTAGTTGTCCTCTAGCTTTATTAATTAAGCTTTGTGTTTGTTCATCAAATGTAACATTTAGTTTAACTTTAAATGGAGTAGCAACTAAATCTAATAAACTATTGTTATTGTTAGGACCTCTCATATAGATTTGATTAATCTCAGCAACACCTAATGTTTTAGGTAGGATATTCATATTAGATAGGACACCGTCAAACTTACCATCTCTACTAAAGTATAGTTCACCTTTGTTTAGAACAGGTAACGCAGGAGCAACACATGTTTTAACTAGTTTACCATCTATAAATACTTCTATAGCCTCATTATTTACTACTACTGCTAAATGGAACCAACGTTTCATTGGAATATTTTCTATATCACAAAGATTAGTATCTAATATTCCAGGATTAATATCTGGGTTCATAGAGTCTGTACCGCAGGATCCAAAATCTTTAATATTATCTACTACACCATGGCTATTTAATCTGATAGGACAATAACCTAGTGGTGAAACGTTATCTGCTGTTTGTGAACAGTTATTAATAGACATGTTAGAATTAACGCCTCTAGGTTTAGTAATACCTATTTTATTCCAATCTACACGATATGGGAAAACACAAGCCTTATTTGCCGGTGCTCCACCTACCTTACCATTTGTAAATCTTTGATCATAGTTCTGTAGTGAAACCTTAATAGCTAAGTCATTCTTATTAGGTTTTAGGTATATAGATGGTCCAACTACAGATAAATCTTTATTACCAAGATGTAAGATGTGTGTTGGCTTATCACTAACACTGTTTACATAGAGCCATAAAGAATAGGTAGCCTGTAAACCTTCCTTAAGAACAGGTATTTTATCTTTTTCTACAACCAATGGTTTATTACCTTTTTGATTACCAGATAAAACTAAGAAATTTGATTTAGATTTCATATAGTTTACTAACTTATTATATAACCAGGACACTATAAAAACCGCTGCTAATACCATAGCTACTTTTTGATAACCTGGGTTATTTGCCATATCTCTGATTCTATCCATATCTACTTTATATTATAGATATATAAATATTTTATAATAGTGCTACTATTTTATAGAATATTTATTAGCTATTCTCTACTGAAACATTTACACTAAAATGACCCTTAAATCCCATCAGCCAATCCCAAAATCTCTTAAGATAGCCTATAATACTTCTATTAATAGGATTTCCATTAGCCATAAAGGTAATATATTTTTTAGATAAGATATGGTCATAGGTATAGAATCTGGAGATATATCCACCGAAACCTCCATTAGCATTTATTTCTAACTGTTGGTTATCATCAATTTTAGGTATATTAGTTAGAGTCTTAGAACTATATAATTTATCATTTACCCATAAGTCTAATGTTCTATTATCTACTATAACAGTTATATGCATCCATTTCTGAATTGGTATATCTCTATATATCACCTTTTCAACCCTATCACTATTATATACCTTAGTTTCTAGCACTAAGTCATTAGAGCTAGAGCCAAAATACATCTTAAGGCCATCTTTTTGAAAAATGTTTTTTTCTAAATTAAAATTATGGTCCCAGTCAGCAACATATAGCCAAAAACTGATTGACCCACCATATCCATTCTTATGATTATTTAGTCTAAGATGTTTACCATTAACTACCTTAGTAATCCTAGCATCCTCTACTCCTTCAAATACAACTTGTCTATCTTGTAGCCAAACCTTAATATAGAATACTATAGATAAATAAGCAATTAATAAAAATAGTAATAGTTTAATATAAAATCCCATATATACTTTATTATAGATATCGATAAAAGTTATAGTTAATCACTTGCTAATGAATCCTGTTGACTTGGTATGCCATCTACTATATCATCTATAGGATGGCCCCAGTGATATAGCTGAGACCAATAGTATTCAAACCATAGTTGACCTGTTGGACCTCTGCCATAATATCTAGATATTTCTGTAGGTGTTAATGTTCTTGGAAAATAATTAAGAGACGCAACTATACCATCAAATCCATCATTGTTATTTACTATTAATGACCCACTATTAAAACTAGGACTATTGTTTAGATTCTTAGATATAGTTAGTTTACCATTTATATAAACTTCTAGGTAGGTATCTGCTACTGTAAAAACAACATTAGTCCATCTCTTAAGTGGAATATCTTCTATATCTACTGTTTCTAAATAGTTACTGGCATTTTTAACTAGTAATCTTAGAGAATTCTTTTTAGGATGTATCCATAGACTAGGACACTGTTCTAATGAGTTAATTTCACTAATACCCTTGGTAAATACGTGTTTCCACTGTCCATATCTATAGTCTAAACTATTTAGATATATCCATGTAGAATAGGAGAATTCATTATTAGATATAGGTGAGACTATAACACTGTTTTCTAGTTCATCGCGTTTAGAAGCAAGTTTACCAAATGTATATAACTTTGGATATAGTCTCTGGTTTCGTTTATATCTCTTATATAATAGAATTGTAGATATTATAATAGTTAGTACTAATAATACTATAGCTATTTTATAGGTTTTAGAGTTCTTATCTAAAAGATTACCATAGAATTCTTTTAGTTTTGTTTTGGTGACATCCATTATGATTAGTTAATATATAAGAATATTTTGTTATAGAAAATTTCCACTATAGTAAAAAATAAAAATATATAACTATATATTATAATGTCAATAGTTAGAGATACAACTAATAAACTTTATAGCTTCGCTAGCTCTTTGGTAGGTAACAGAGTATTTGACCTATATCTTAAGTATATGGGTATTAAAACTTTAACAACAGCTACTCTAGTTCCTGTTGCTCTATTACTAGGTCAACAACAATTTGAAAAATTTATTAGAAAGGCACAACAAACTGGTGGTGCGGATATTCCAGTAGTTGATGACCCATTAGTTGGTAATATTCTAAAAGCAGCTGGATTAACTACTATGTCTTTTACACCTAATACTTTAGTACCATTAGGTATTTTAATGTTAGTCTATGAATTAACAAGAAAAAATGAAATCCAAACTGGTGGTAACATTGGTAAATACGTTAAACGTATATATGGTAATAGAGTTATGGACTTATTCCTTAAATACAATGGTTTAAAGATGTTAACAAGTACCACATTAGTACCATTTGCTCTCTTATATGGTAAAGACTACTTAGAAAGCACACTAAAAGGTGAACAGACCGGTGGTGCTCTTCCAAGCGACTTACCTATAATAGATGATCCTCTATTAGGTAACTATCTTAAGTTAGCAGGTTTATCACTAGTTTCCCTAACTCCTAATACATTAGTGCCATTAGGTGTTTTAATGGCAATCTATCACATCTACTATGAACAACAATAAATTTAAAAATACTCTATATAGCAAAACTCGATTTTATGATATATAGATTATTTACTTTTTCTATGGCTATATATTAGTTTATTTATTTTACTAATTAGTGTTTTACTCTGAAGTTCATTTACTAATAATATTAGATTATTTCTATCTCTAATTATAGAATCATTTTCCATAACAAATCTTTCTATTTTATTAGTATAATCACTATTTATTTCTAATTCTTTTTTTAGATCTTTTTGTATAGACATTATTTTAGTTTTATAATAGTTAGTAGTAGCTAATAGTTGCTCAGCCTGCCTATCAATAATGTTTTTTTGGTAATCATTCTCTACCATAAGTTTAGCTATTTCCATTTTATCCTTTTTAACACGTTCTAATAACTCTTTAACGGCTATTCTTGGTGGTAACTTGTCTCTTTCTAGTATTTCCTTGTATTTAGTTATAACTAGACTATCCATGTTGTCGTCTTCCATATAGTATTTTTATAGCTATAGACTAAATAATCATATCTATATGTCTTTAGACTATTTCTTAGCTAATTTATATCCTAATCCACCTATTAAAACGAATAGTATTATAATTGTATACTTATAGATATCACATTTTTTCTTTAGGGCTATTGGATTAAAACTACCAGAGTCTATAATTTGTTGATATAGTTTTAAAAAGCTATTATAGCTTATTTCCTTTTTATTGGTCGCTCTATTTACCGAATTATGTAGTCTATGGATTAGAGCTATATAGCTTTGTTTATTAGATAATTCGATTGGCAGATTAGTTTTATCTAATAGCTCTTTAAAATGTTGCTTACATACACCACAGGGTAATACATTAGATAAGCTATGTAAAAAAACTATGTTATGTTCTATATCTTTTTTAGTAGGACTTTCTGGATAAGTCATAGAGATAAAATGTAAAGATGACCATAGTGTAGGTCCCCAAATAACTGGATCCATATTAATATAGTAGGATATAATTCTATTGGCCTTGTTGTTTTTCCATATTAGCAATCATATCTTCTAGTTGCTGTATTTCTTTTTGTTTATTTTCTAGCTCTTTACGCTTCATTTCTAGAATTTCTTTAAAGTGTTTAATCTCTTGTTCTATAGTCTCCATATCTTATAATTTATATATAGATTTTATCTATTTTGTAAATACTTAAACATTTTAATATAAAAAAGACTAGTATTTACATGTATAATCCAAGAGATATTGCCTATAAACGTTTACACCATAAAACCAGCAATCCCATATTTTGTACTAACTGTGGTGAATATAAGCATAGCTATAGAGAGTGTACTAAACCTATTACTAGTTTAGGCGTTGTCTTATATAAAAAAACCGAGAGTAGCTATAAATATTTACTATTATGTAGAAGAAATACTATAGGATTTGTTCAACTGGTTAGAGGAAAATATTCCTTTAGCGATATTAACTATATACAACAAATAATAAATGTACTTACTAATAGTGAATTAGAACAGGTAAAAACCCTTGATTTTGGGGCACTATGGGAACTATTATGGCAAGATATTAAGTATAACAAGGAAAATAGTAAAAACCTAAATGATAAAAAAATGGCAGAAGACAAATTTAATAAACTAAAGGATGGTTTTTGTACTAATAATATGTATTATAATATAGACTATTTTATCAGTCATAAAACTAAATTTTATGCGGAACAAGAATGGGGATTTCCAAAGGGTCGTAGAAAAAAGGATGAAGATGATTTAGCAGGAGCTATACGTGAATTAATGGAAGAAACAGGTATTAGTAGGGATAGTTTTACTATAGACCCAGAATCAAAGATAGTAGAAGAATATAAAAGCTATGATAATATTATCTATAGAAATATATACTATTTAGCAGAGTATAGTTCTGAAATTGCTATATCAATTAATGAAACAAATATGGAACAGTTTACAGAGATTAGCCAGATTGGTTTCTACACACTTAGTGAATTAGACACTAAATTTAGAGACTATGAGATAAGTAAGAGAGAGCTAGTCAGACAGCTCACACATAAATTTACTAGCTTATAATTCTATAGCTTTGAAAATAAACACAAATTATTTTCAAGATTATATAATAATGGATGAATTACTAGAAAGGTTATCAAATGGAGAACCACTAAATAGACAAGAATTATCTAATATTCTAACAGATGATATACTAAATAAATTTAGTGAAATAGATAGCCTAAATCTATTCCCAAGAGAAAGCCTAATGAAAAAAATAAACTATATTAATAGCTTATATATAGAGGCTGAGAAAGGTCTATATAACAAAAACAATAAACTTATGCCACTATACCAATATACCATGGATATAACTAAAAATAGATTAGAACAAATGATTGGTAGAAAGACACTAGTTGAGTTATTTAGAGAAGATATTTCTATAAAACTAGATACAGTTGAAGGCAGTGGTAGAGAAAAACTATTTCAACAGTTAGATTTATTAACCAGAGAACAAGAACAGATAGAAAAGGAATTAGTAAAATCATCTAATGGTAGAATGAGAAGGGCTAGTGAAATAGCACTAGATGTCTGTAGAAGAGCATTAGAGGATATAACTAGAGAACTAGAGAGTACTGGTACTGATATAGGAACACCATATAGTAGCTATCCTGAACTATATGATACAGAATTTAATACTAGACTTATGTCTAAAAAAGAATTTCAACTTAGTAAGATTCCAATTATGACAGACGCTAACCAAAAAATAGATAGTAAAAAAGGATTTCAAAAAAGTATGACCCAGAAATTTGTAAAAAACTATATTAGTGAATATACACCTTATAATGGAATTCTTTTGTGGCATGAAGTTGGTGTAGGTAAAACCTGTGCGGGCGTATCTATAGCAGAAAACTTTAGAAATCTTATTCAATCTAATGATAAAAAAATATTAGTACTAACTCCAAGTGAAACACTAGAAGAAACCTGGAGAGATGAAATTTTTAATATTGGAAAAGAAATGGATAGACTAAGAAATACCAGTGGATGTGCTTCTAACATTAACGTTCAATGTACTGGTAGTAGATACCAGAATGAACTACCAAAACTGGATGGAATGAACCCAGATAGAATAAAAAGGGAAGTAAATAGAGTAGTGAATAAATACTATGAATTTATGGGTTATCAAAAACTAGCTAATACTATTAAGAAAGAACTAGAAAGAGAACTATCTATAAAGAAAAATAAACAAAAGGCTACTATAGACTACATTAAAAAGCGTTTCTCTAACTTAGTTATTATTATGGATGAAGTCCACGAGACTAGAGAAGGTGGTTCTGGTGGAATAGAATCTGAAGAGAAACGTAAAAAAAATATAAAAAAGGAAGAAAGAAATGATAAAGTTGCTAGACCTTATTTAGAATTAATAGCTAGATATGCTGAAAATACTAAACTAGTATTAGCTACTGCTACTCCAATGTATAATATCTCTAAGGAAATAGTTTGGTTACTTAACCTATTGTTATGGAATGACAAAAGAGGACCTATAGAAGATGATGAGCTATTTGATAAAGAAGGGTTAGAGATTAAAGATGATAACGCATTAGATCTATTAGTTGAAAAAAGCAGAGGTTATATATCCTATTTAAGAGGTGAAAATCCATTTAGTTTTCCTATTAAACTAGAGCCTATTGATGTGAATAGCTATACCCCAAAACCTAAATATATAGTAGAAGGTGGTAAAAAGGTCCAGTTAGAGGAGTCCGATGCTATTAAGAATATGAAATTCTATAAAGATGAGTGTTCTGAATGGCAATACCGCACTTTACAGCAGTTTATCTTATCTATGGAAAGTGAAGAAAAAGAGATAGAGGAGGAAGCAGAAGAGGTAGAAGATGAAGAAGAACTCCCAGATGAAATGACTACTAAAAGAAAAGGTGGTTTTAGTCATAGTAAAACATCTCAGGCATCTAACATAGTATTTCCATCTAGAATGGAAAATAAAGGTTTATTTGGCAGGGGTGGATTTAGAGAATGTTTATTAGAGAAGAAACGAGAAAAAGATGGTATCACCAAATATAGCTACGCAGACCACGTAAAAAACATTAATGGATATCCCTTTCTACATATGAAAAACCTAGCTACCTATTCAGCTAAGTTCTATAATATCATAGAGCAAATTAAAACATGCAAAGGTATTAGTTTTGTCTATTCGCAATTTGTTGACGCAGGTGTTAAAAGTTTAGCATTAGCATTAGAGGAAAATGGGTTTACAAGATATACCGGTGAGGGAAAAACAGAAAACTTTCTAGAAGAACATGGTCAGAGTAAAAATAGGTTTTGTGCTAAGCACCTTAAATATTTTAGTGAACTGACAGATGAGGAGAAAAAACACTTTGTACCAGCTCAATATATATATCTCGATGGTTCTATTCCTAAAACAAGACTAAATATACTAAAGAATGAAGTAAATGGATTAAAACTACAACAGCAGTTTCTAAATAAAGAACTACATAAACCATTTTTAGATGGTGAACCAAATATAAATAAGAACGGAGAACATATAAAGATTATTTTAGGTTCTGGAGTTGTTGAACAGGGTATATCTTTTTTTTGTGTTAGAGAAATACATATTCTAGACCCATGGCACCATCTTAATACTATGGAACAAGCCGCTGGTAGAGGTATTCGTCGTTTTTCTCATAGATTTTTAGAAGAAAGTCTTAGAAATGTGACTCTATATATGCATATAGCTACCGCACCTAAAACAGATACCGTATATAGTGAAATTGAGTCTCCAGATGAAAGAGTCTATAGAAGGGCATTTTTAAAGAAAATAAAAATGGCACTAGTAGAAAGAACACTTAAAAGAAATGCTATAGACTGTGGACTAAACCTATATGGTAATTTATTTTTAGAGGATTTCTATAACCAAATAGGCGATAAGAGTTTATCTAATAGACATATAGTAGATAGTAAGGGCGAAGAGAGAGTAGTATCGCTATACGACCAGGACTATAGTATGAGATGTAACTTTGATAAATGTCTCTATACCTGTTTACCTAGAAATTCACTAGAAGAAAAAGAGGCTAGCAATGATACATTTAATGATTTTTTTGCGGAAGATGATATAGTATTGATAAAAGAATATATCAAAAATATGTTTTTGTTGGACTATGTTTATTCAGAAGACGATATAGTAGAATCAATGGAAAAACTAGGGGTTAAATCTAGTAGTGATTTTATATTTAAGGCGCTGGATGAAATTGTTACTAGTAAAGAAACTGTATATGATGGTTTCTATAGACCAGGTATCATTATTGACAGATATGGTAAATATATCTTTCAACCAAGAGAACTAAATGACCTTAACTCGCCAATGTTATATAGATACATTCCTAACTATAGTGTTCAAACCAAGGTTTCATTAGATAGGGAATATCCTAACTTGCTAAACTTATATAAACAACAGCAAAATAAACAGGTTAATAAAAAAATATTAACTAAACAAAAAGTAGTATTAGCACCACTAGAATTAAAAACACAATCTATTTCTGAACTAAATAAAATGTTAACAGCATCAGAAAAAGATATACACTCTAGATACCAAGAATATCCAACAGATAATAGTGAAACACCTATTATACCTAATAGAGAACAACTAAGTTACTATTTATTTTTATCTAGGTTAGAAAAGCTGTCTTATGAGACTAGAACACAGTATCTATTAGATGTTTTACCGGATATTATACTAGACGAGTCTAAAAACAATGGTATTGCTAAAAATAGACTACACAGGGCAATTCTATACCTATATGATACACCCAGACTAAATAAATATATCATTAGACAAAAGAGAGACTTAGGCAGAGGTGATAACGACAATATAGTAGCCTTTCAAACATATGATATTAATAAAAATCACTACTACTATAGCTATAGAGAAGACAGTGGACAGTTCATTAAGAAAAATGAGCTTAGTGATTTAGAACTGGGACTTAGATTTGATACTGAAAAAACTGCTGATACTAAAGATAGTATGTTGTTTGGTTATATAGATAATCATAATGTAGATAGACTATTCTATATAATAAATAAAAATGATGGTACATATGAATTAAAGTATAACCAAGATGGTAGTATACAGAAGAAATCATTAAGAAGAGGTGGTATATGCGGTACAGCTAAAGGTGCTAAAGATAGACCTGAATTAGCTAAGATTATCAATACTTTATATGGCAGTAAAAAGTATAGTACAGATACCAGGTCTGGTTTAGAAAGCAAGGAATCACTATGTGAAGAAATAGAGCTATTACTAAGACACCACGACTATAATAGTGAAAATGTTAACTTAAGCAATAGATATTTTTATAGAGTCGAGGAACACTATCTTCAAAAGGATTTATAAATTTTGATTTAAATATTTCTATAAGTATATTATAAATAATCATGGCTAATTATCAAGTTAAAAAAAATAGAAAAGATGAGCTTAGTAATCTTTTCTATCCACAAATTATTCAAATTAGAGAATCTTTAGATTTAAGAAAAGCTAGGGATTTAGATATAGATAGCTATATTATTAACCAAGTTAAAACTAAGATAGGAGACAAATGTATTGATATTGGATATGTAGACAAAGAAAGTGTAAATATAATAAGTAGAAGTATAGGTAAAATAAATACAAGTCATTTCAATGGTGAAATATACTATGATATTAGAGTCGAAGCAAATGTGTGTAAACCAAGTGAGGGCCAGCAACTAAAATGTAAAGTAGTTGGCAAAAATAAAATTGGTTTATTTGCTATTGCGGGTCCATTACAAATCGTTATTGCTAGTGTTCACTATAATGATACTAGCTTTTTCGACAAAATTAATAAAGATGATGAAATTATTGTAAAAATAGTTAGTTATAAATACCAACTAAATGACGATAATATAAAAGTAATCGCAGAATTTGTTAGTAAAAACTAAAATATAGAGTTAAACCTCACGTTTTTCTAAATTTAATTTATAAATTTTTTTTATTCTATATAGAATAGAGATGATTTCTACCAGAAAAAATAATGCCAAGAGTAGAGAGTTACTTAAAAAAGAGTTGGCTAACTTATCCTATACTCAACTATGTGAAGTATTTAATATTATCAGAGTAGACACAGATAAATTTACAGAAAATAATAATGGTGTATTTATTAATCTAAAATTTATAAGCGATGATACTATTAAAAAAGTATGGGACTTTATTGAATTTTCTAAGAATAATGTTATAGATGATAGGCTAAATAGTAATAGTAAAGATAAAGGTGCCTACTTATCAAATGGTAATAGTGATAGTTTTACTATGGGTAAAGAAGATATTCAGTTAGAACTAAATAGAATTAAGAATATTAAAAATGAGAACTTTTCATTCCAGAACTTTCTAGATAGACTATCTAGCAATAACTTAAAAAGCTTTCCAAATGATGGTGGTGATAAAATACACTATCCATCACTAAAAACTATTAAATATAAATTTGAGGGTACTAAGGCTAGACTATTAAAGAAATGTAAAGATGCTACTACTAATAGTTTTGAGAGTAGCTTTACCAATAGTCTAGATATCAACTACTGTGATGAAGCTGGTGATGACCAAATAGTATATAATCAAACTGAGGAATTAGAAGAGGATATAGATGCAGAAGAAGAACCTGATAGCGATGCTGAGTTAGAAGAGGATGAACTATAATATAAAATTTTGATTTATATATATTTAAATATAATCATTGTATTATAATTAAAAATATATAGAACATTGCTATTATGGCATATTATTTAAGAAATACCAAGTTTAAAAGTTTATTAAACCAGTTCAAAAACTTTAAAAACGACTATACCGTTCAAAAACTAGACCAAATCCAATCTAATTATAACTATAGTTTAGCATTTCAAACTAACCTCAATAAACAACATTTTTTAGAGAGTCTATTCAAAAAAACTTTCTATAGCAATAGTCTTGTTTCAAGGCCAGAAAGATCTATAGTAAAAACACAGCAAGAAGTAGTAGTCAATAGACCTAATCCTACTATTAAAAAGGAATTAGTAGTCAATAGACCTAATCCTACTATTAAAAAGGAATTAGTAGTAGATATACCTAATCCTATTGTTAAAGAAGTATTAGAACAGAAATCTTTAAAAGAAGATATTGTTTATAAACCTAAATATATAAGTGAGTTGTTAGAAAAACTATCAAAACAATTTATAGTGCTAGAAACTAGGAAAAATAGCTATGATAGGTATAGTACTGCCTATTTTCAATGTTTATCAGACAATTTTGCTATATCACAAGATAAACAGAGCATGCTTAAAGAGATAAAACTAGAGATTATTACTATATTTAGAAAAGAACAGCTATATAAGCAAGGTATATATAGCACTAAAGATTTTAAAAAATCAGATATAGATGAGATTTTAACAGAAAACAGAGATATTCCAATGAAAATGTTAAAAGTATATGGAGATGTCTTAAATACTAACGTTATCTATATAAACTTAGATGACATGTCTACTACATATCTAAATACATATGTAGATAGGAGAGCTACAGTACTTATAGCTGAGGATAGAGATAAACTATATTCAATTAAACATAGAAATAACAAATATATATTAGGTAGTGAATTAAAGGGTTATTTATCTAGTAATGCTAAAATAGATCTTGCTAATCTTGAAAAGAAGTTATTAGAAGAGATTCAAAATATAGCACTTTCTATGGGTATATCTATAAAAAAGACTGGTAAAACAGGGCTTATTAATAAGAAGAAAGAGGAAATTATAGAAGAAATAGTTAGCAAATAGACAATGTATTTGTTAAGAAAAATTGATATATATTTTTATTTTAATTTAAAATCAATATATATATTATATACTATGGATATGGATACAAATACTAATATAATATCTTTAGACTTTGATGATAACTTGACCGAGACTCAAGTACAAATGTTAAGACAGTTAGACTTAACTTATTATAATCAATATAGACTAAAGGAAACTGAAATAGAATTACGTATGGGGTTACCATTAGGAGCATTTGGTGGCCAGTCTAACCTTTTAAACTATGCTCAATTTAACACTATTAAGAAATTTTTTGAAACTAAGGGACAAGAGACTAGTTCTAAAACATTAGATATTCAATTTTATAGAGACCAAAAAGTAGATTCTGGAGATGATATTAGCAATCTAAGATTTACTTTAAAAAACCCAAGTATTATAGGTGAATATTGTAAAACTAATAATTTACCTAGTAAGTTAGAGGATTACACAATTATTTATAAGGGTGAAATGTTTTTTCCTAAAAATATAGATGTTGATAACTATATTAGAAAAACATACAATATACCTGAGAATATGCCTATTCCAGAACATCACTATAAGTTTAAGATGGACTTAGATAACTATAAAATCCGTGTAGGTGGTAAAATCGAAATAGCCTATAACCATAAACAAAAAAAATTTGTTATAGATGATATATTATCACAAGAGTTACAAGAATTACAGAGAAAAGCTACTAAAGCATTAGAAAAGCTTAATACGATTGGTACTAAAAACAGTTATAAGGTCTATCGTTTAAAGGATAGAATTAGTTACTGGATTGACTATGAACCAGCTGGGGTAACATATAGAGTTGATCTGACTAAGATAAAAACTAACAGTGTAGTATTAGATGAATTTGGTAATGAGACATTATTACCAGTAAAAACCTTTATTGAATCTGGAATTGTAGAAGAACCAGAACAATATGAGTTTGAGGTAGAAATTTTACCTATAGGTAAAAATAGTGTTCATGAACCTATGGGTATTGCTAATGGTTTAACACACTTTATTGAACGTTTCTACTTGAATTGTATGTCTGATGTTAATGGAACACCTGGTCAAAACTTTGTTAGTAAAAAAGTTCAAGATGATATCATATCTTTATATCTTAAAGCTACTAATAACTTGATTAGAGAACGTATTCAAACTAAACTAGATGTTATTAAACAGGTAGAACACTATAAAAGTTTAGATAGAGAATCTAGTGAAGCAATTCAGATTAGAGAGAAATATATAGATAACAAGCCTTTTAGCTATTTTAACATGATTTTGAATAGTGATGAATCCTATAAGGCTATAGAAGATAGACTTAATAATAACTTAAAAAAACTACCTAATAAACCTAAATTTATTAGTCCAAAAGTTGTTAGTATTAACATGAACCATGTTAGACCTGAAAATCCTAAATCAATCCAATATGGATATACTGTTACTGATAAAGCAGATGGTGTATCTATGTTACTATTTAAGATTGGTCAAGACTGTATTGAACAGGAAGAAGATGAAACACGCAAGGAATACTATAAACAATATCTTAATAACATGTATTTAATAGATAGTAATCTAAGAGTAGCAGATAGTAATATCATTGTAGATTTTGATAATCTAACCTACCTATTTAATGGTGAATACTTACACTATGGTAAAGACCATAATAGAAAACTACAAACCTATGCTCTCTTCGATAGCTATATCTTTAAGGGAATGGATTGTGCGAAACTCCCTCTTATATCTAATAGTGAAACCCTTGTAGCTACTCGTATAGCACTTGGACAAATGTTTATAGATAAATTACAACCATTTTTAAAGTTTAGTTCAGTTAAACAATATAAAGTAAAAACTTTCTATATAGCTGATAGCAATATGTCTATATTCGCACAAACTAAGCGTATATGGGATAACTATATAGCAGGTAATACTGAATATAAACTTGATGGTGTTATCTATACACCTAAAGATATGCCTGTAGAATATGATGAAAATGACCCATATTATGACTTAAGAATGGGGCAAACATGGACTAAAAACTTAAAATGGAAACCACCAGCGGATAATACTATTGATTTCTTACTTAGATTTGAAAAAGTAGAAACAGCTAAGTTAGGTGATAGAGTTCTATCTACTGATCGTGTTAAAGAAATATCAAAAAATGATAGTAATGGTGCGGTTACTAAACAATACAAAGTAGGTCATTTATATGTTGGTAGTAATAGCACTATTGTTAAAAATCCTTGTCTTGGAAAGAAGACTAATGTAGGTGATGATGTATTAAGACCTAAACAGTTCTATCCAAAACATCCATTAGACGAAGAAGTTCACAATATTCTATTAGAACTAGTACCTGGACGCAATGGTGAAAGACCAATGCCTAGAGATTTAGAAAATCACCCAGTTGTTGATGAGTCTATTGTAGAGTGTAGCTATACTGGATTTAATATGGATGGTCAAGACTATATTCCTAACAAGGCTATGCGTTGGTCTATCCTTAGAACAAGACATGATAAAACATTTGACTATAAAAATGGTTTAGCTAAGCAAAAACTTGTCTATAAAAAAATACAAAAGTGTTTAGAACTCGTGTCTAAACCATTTAATCCAAAAACTAAAGACCTATTTAAAAGTGTTATTGGATACGTAGAAAGACTACCTGGAATCAATAGAGATAGCGTTCAGAGCTATGATAAATATGAATATAGCTTGTTTCAAAAGTTTGCTCCTATTATTAAATCTAAAATAACTAGCCACGAAGATATTAAAGCTCCTATTAACTTTGGTAATTTTGAAGATATAGCTGAAAACATCTGGATGTCTATGCATAATCCTGTTACTCCAGAAATTATTACAACGGGTATAGGTATTCCAGAAGTAGCAGACGAAGAATCTAAATATTACTCAAAGATTCTTAATGAAAAAAGAGAAAAATCTATTACCATTGGTTTACAAGATTTCCATAACAAGTTTATTAAAAGTAGATTATTGTTAAACAATGTATCTACCTATCTTAAACAAAAAGGTGAACCTAAGTTATCTCTCTTAGATTTAGCTTGTGGTAAAGGTAGTGATATTGCTAAATGGCGTGATAACGGTATTAGTACATGTATTGGTATTGATTTATATAGGAACAATATTATGGATGAAAACGATGGTGCTTGCGAACGTTATAATTTCTATAAGAGCCAATCCTACTTAAATAATAAACTTCCTAATTGTCACTTTTTAGTTGGAGATGTTACTAAAAACATTATAAATGGTAACGCATTTATAGATGACTATTCTAAACAACTATTTAATAACTTGTGGAATCCAAATGATGAATTTAATACTTACTTTAAAAACAATAAATTCCATATTATCTCCATTATGTTTGCTCTTCACTATTTCTTTAAAAACAAGGTAGGATTAGATAATTTCATAGAAAACATCAATGATAACCTTAAACCAGGTGGTTTCTTAATTGGTGCCTGTTTTGACGGTGATGCTATATTTAAAATGCTTGAAAAGGTACAAACCAATGATTTTATCGCTGAGTACTCTAGTGGTAAACTTGTATGGAAAATCATTAAATCCTATAAAAATACCAGTTTTACAGCTGATGACCAATCTATTGGTATATCTATTAAAGTTCTTATATATAGTATTAACCAAATTATTGAGGAATACCTAGTTTCATTTGACTATTTCTTACAACGTTGTAAAGATATTGGTATAGAAGTTCTTAGCCAAGATGTTATGAAACATATGAACATTCCTAATATAAATGGTACTAAAAAAAGTGTTGGTAGTTTTAGCCATGTCTATGACTATTTAGCTACTATTCCAGAAAATAGTAGTGATTTTGCTCTTGCTAAAGATATCCACACTAAACTTACAGATGTAGAGAAAAAACTAAGTTTCTTAAATAGCTACTTTATATTACAAAAGAGAACTGTTGATATGGATAAAGTTAATAAATACTACACATTTATATATAGAGAGATTAGCCAAAACAAGAATGTATTATATATGGACTTGGTAAATAAAGGTTCATGGGATAGTGTTAAGGATAAATCTAATAGTGATTTACAAGACACAATTGAAAATAACCTATTTAATGAGGTGAAAATCTTGTTAGAACAGGATATTGTAAATGGAAAATTAGTAGTTAAACAGGAAAAGAAAAAGGTAATTATTAAGAAATCTACTGTTGTACCAAAAGCTACAGTCGTTGTACCAGAACCTAAACCAGTATTAGAAGAGGAAGAGAAAAAAGAAAATATAGACTACTCTACTATGAGTAATGGTGCTATATATAACGAATTAGTAGATAGTGCTAAACATGGCTACAAAGATGCTATTGTTAATATATTTAGACAACTTTCAGAAAGCCAAGTTACTAGTTTCTACGAAACCTTTGTATCTGGTGGTGATTATTATCAATATATAGATGTTATAGTTAATGTAGATACTACCTTTAGAATGTCACTTGTTAAATCAGTAATAGCTACTGGCGATATTGATAGAGTCAATAGACTTAGAGATTGGTTAGAAGCTAATAAATCTACACAAAGCTTTAGAGATGAGGATAAACTTGCGACCGATGACTATAGTGCTTCTATAGCAGAAATTAATAAATTCTATGAAGCTAGAAAAGCTGCTAAGGCAGTAGAACCAGTACCTGCGGTACCTATAGTAAAAAAGGGTAAAACTATTACTATTAAACCAAAGGAAGTAGTTGATAAATCTACCTTGTCTGCTGCTGATAAACAACAATTTAATATGGTATATGACCATATTCAAAAAGCACTAAAGCTTAGAAATGAAAGTACTTATAACTTGGTTAAACAAATTATAGAACGTTTCGATAAAGATAAATATAGAAAAGACAATGAAACTAACTCTAAGTTATTATCTTTAAAGGCAAGTTTAGAAGAACTTAGAGTTGAATTAAAAAAATAAAAGACTTGTAAAAATTATTAAGCTATAAAATATACTTTTTATTTTATAACTTAGTTTTACTATCCATAGTCCTAATAATTAAGGTCTATTTAGAATAAACGAGAATTGTATAAAGTCTGGATCTTGTCTGGCATAGTCATAATCAACTGTTTTATTTTTAATATATATATATGGAACTTGTCTATAGCTGGCATATAACGCTGCCATTTTGTCTTTGGTAACAAAGATTTTATTATATCGCTTACAGTGTTCTATTTGACCCCAATCACCAGCTCTCTTTAGCATATAAAAGGTTTTTTCACTAAATCTAGTTATAAATTGAACCGCTATAGGCATCACACTATTATAGAAGTATTGTTTTTCTGTATAATCTTTTATTTTATCATCTATACGATCTATTAGATTATCTTCAACGGTTTTAGTTTTAATACCTTTAATTTTTAAAAATAGTTTAATATAGTCCAGAGAAAATAGATATTTAGACTGGTTACTATTGATTATTCCATTATACTTTTCTAAACTATTTTCAATGATAACTACTGGAATTTTTAATAATGTCTTAAATTGTTCTTTTTGTATATAGTTTATTTTAGTTTCATCAATAAGCTTATTTTTTGGAATATTATCTACTGGTCCTATTTCAATATTATTAGTATCTTTTCCAAATAATACTCCAGTTTTATTATCAAAATCTATATCATTTAACCAATGGAGAGAATTATCATATATATTAGCATCACTTGTTGATATGATCCATTCTATAGGCTTAGTTTTATTTTCGTTTATTATCATTAGTAATTCATTTTTTAAATCTTTGTCACTACTATATATATTATACATTGCTTCATCTAGATACTTAGCAGTTAATATTAACTCTAAAGCTATATTATAATTATCTACGTTAAATAATAATGTTTGATCATTACTAAACCATTCCTTAATATATTTACATATATATACTAACTGTCTTAACTCATAGTATTCTTTTTCTTTTCTTTTATTATTAACTGTTACAGATGATATATGACACCATATATCTAAAGGAATTCTTTTTCTATCTAAATAACTACCTAGTGTATTTAGACTGCGTTGTTGGGTTTCTACTAATTCTTCATATGTTACATTGGGATTTTTTTCTATTCTTTCTTTTAGATTAAATATATTAAATGATATATTTTCAAATGGATTAGGATATGATAATTTACCAAAGGTTAATAATTTAGTATTAGAAAGAAACGTTAGTATTTCCAAGTCATTTTCTAATGCATGTCTTGTTAGTCCAACAGGCAATTCATATTTTTCTATATCTAAATAATAATTAATAGCTGGTCTTTTAAAATCATGAGCAGCATCTATTAATACTAAAAATTTATATATTGGATCATTTATATCTGGTTCTTCATATAAACCTCCTTTTTGAAGTAATGGTTTATTTATTTTTAAATGTTTATTTTTATTGTTGTATTTTTCTATTTCTCTACCAGATAAACCATAATAGATAGCAGCAAGTTCATAATATGTTTTATCTGTTAGTCTATCTTTTATATAAGATATTGCTGTTTCTACTGAATTTATTTTAAACAAATTAGAATAGAGATATAATTGTTTTGATATAGCGTCCTGATCAGGATCACTATAGTCAAATTCTCTAGAGTCAATTATATCCCATTCAGGACTGATATCAATAGATTCATATACCATCTTAAATCAATAATATATAAATGCTATTTTTATTTATTAGCTATCAAAATTTTTAGCTATATATATTAAGAAGGATGTGTTTTTAGACTTAGTTACTATCTAATAGCTATATAAAGTTTGTAGTTATAATATAAGTAACTAATGGCTACAATAGATTTATTACAAAAGTATTGTTTATCTATAGACAATACTAAAGACGACTGTATATTTAATATAGAATTTACTGAAGATCTCTCTGGTATTATCTATGAAAGTGAATTATATAATACACTCAATAAATATAAATCTTTAATAGATGATATTGAAAACCAGAAGATATGGGATTTTTGTAAAAAGCTATCTAATGAATGTGAACTATTACATCAATGTATAAAGAATAAGAACTCTAATATAGGTATAGCTAACTATGATCCTATATCTAGAGCTTTTTTTAAGATGTGGGAAATTTGTAAAGATTTCGACTTAATTAATAACGGTGATAATCAGGTTACTTATGGCGCATTAGCAGAGGGACCAGGTGGATTTATAGAATGTTTTAATTACTATAGACGTAAATACTCTGCTTCTGCTAAAGATACTATTAATTGTATTACCCTTAAATCTAATAGTAGTGAAGTACCTGGATGGACTAAGTCACAACGAATTATTAAAGAATGTGATAATTGTATGGTTTCCTATGGTGAAGATGGGACAGGTGATTTATACAAGTCAAAAAATATTAAAAATTTCGCAAAGTTATTTGACTTTAAAAAGGCTGACTTAGTAACAGGTGATGGTGGATTTGATTTTTCAGGTGATTATAATAACCAGGAAACCACCGCTTTTCAACTCATTTTTTGTGAAGTCGTAGCAGGATTAGCTATATTAGATGATGGGGGCCATATGGTAATAAAGGTTTTTGATTTATTCCAGAAAGCTAACATAGATTTATTATATATTTTATCTTATTACTTTAATGAGGTATATATTACGAAACCATATGCCTCTAGATCAGCCAATTCAGAAAAATATATAGTTTGTAAGGATTTTAGGGGTATTTCTAACATGGATATTGATACATTACTTGAAATGGTAGATGAAATAGCTATATTAGCTGAACAGAAAAAATATGTGACTAGATTGTTATCTAACAATATTCCTAAAGAGTTTATAGAAATGATCCATGCGGCTAATGTCTATTTTACTGGAAAACAAATACAAAGTTTATTAAAAGGTGTTAGTTTTTTCTATGAACACTTAGATAATAATGATATTACTACTATTAAAAAAGAACAAACTATATTTGGATTGAGCTGGTGTAAGAAATACGATTTTCCAGTAAACTATAGATGTAGGTATTTAAAAGATGAACAACAATATAATTTTATACCAAATTACTAGGGTAATTCGCTAGAGCTCTATGAGCTGTACCAAATTATTAACTATGTTAATAATTTACTAGGACTATCGTAGATAGTCGTACCTAACTATTAAAAATAGTTAGCTAGAGCTCAAAGAGCTGTACCAAATTATTAAGTTTATAATAGATAACTATTTTATCTCTAAAAATTAGAACTAAATGTTTACTTCTAATTTTTTCTATAAATTTGACTTAGACATATCGTCTAATATAGCGTTTTCTAATGATTATAGTGATATAGAAAACCTAAGTAAGATCATATATAAATCATATATGAATAGTTTACCATATATTATACTTTTGGATACATCCGATGATATAGATAGTAGTCATTTTAAATCAGGACTATATATTATCTATAATAAAAAAATAACCTATATAGACTGGAGTCTATTCTTTTACTATAATCACTACTTTTCAAACTTGGTAGCTAATAAACAAATACGTTTTTCACTAGAAAATTGTTGGTATAATGTATTTTTTATTTTAACCTATTATACATGTATTAGTGGGTTCAGAGATAGTCATAAAATATCTCTAGTATCTAATAGCTGTAATCCAGCTATATTTTCCATATACGATTCCTATGTATATAGGGTAGCAGCATCTGGTAAAACTATTTTTTCCTACTATTTCTCATATCCTATAGGTAAGTTTATATTAAGTCGATGTACTAAAAAAATATTAGATAATAAATACTATTTAATAGGAAATCTACTAGATAACTTAAACTATAGTAGTGAATCTAATGTTATAAATGTACTGGATACTAGTAATAATATAGTGGATACATTTAACTGTCCTAAAACGTTTATTAGGCATAATTTACAATATGGGATTTTTTTAAAGGAACAAACTCCAATTATATGTAGGGATATTCCTAAAGATTCACTGCAATATAGCTATAGTGACACTGTAAAACAGTTTAGTAGAAGCTGTGCTATAACAAATACGCTTTTCTTTAGTGTGGGTAGAGAGTTAAGCATAGAAGACGTAGAAAATCTATTTAAACATGTGGTTAAAACTATTCCAAAACTTAATAAATATGCGAAATCATTTCGTATCTATCTGGTAGAAAATAGTATTCTAGCTATTACATTAGATATATCACTTTATTATCTGTTATCTAATATTATTAAAGTAGTTGATTATGTATTATCTAGTGGTCAAAATGATATTACTATAGACTATAGAGTAGATAGCAAGTTAGATAACTCTATACATATTGTAAGCGAGTTATATTTATTGGTTACAGTTGGGCTATTATATATTCCTAGAGTTTTATATTATACTACTATAGACAATAGTGATATTAGAAGCCATATGCACCTGGTGTTTTCAAAAGAAGAGATAGCTATTCTAAAGACACAACAGGTTTCTAATGAGTTTAGTAGTTTAGGTGACTATATAAAAGTAATAATAGCTAAGTGTCTATCTATATTTATGGAAAATCATCTGATAGTTTATATAGGAGAACAGTCTATAGACTATATTCCTATAAGCAAAGAGATGGATAACCAGTATTTAAAAACACTTGTAGAAAAGAATAAGAAAAGTAAATTAGTAAAGGGTTTACTCACTAAGTTTATAGAAAAACTAGTTATGAGTAAATCTGGCTATACGTTACCTATAATAATGGTAAATTTGTTTGAAATTCCATTATGTGAATCAATACAGTGTACCAAAGTAAATATAGAGTGTAGAGAAACAAGATATCCTATATCGATTTCTATATACTACAATAGTGAACAGATGGTAATGTCTATTAGCTATAATAGGTCTTCCCAGAAAATTAAGTACATATTTAATGAGTTTATAGAAGAATTGCTTCGCTAATAAATTTGTGAAAACACTTTAAAAAGACTTTGTGATTTTTTTAAAGTTTTTAAAAGTTTACGGTAAACTTTCTAATTAATACCTTCACATTCCGCTAATTTAGAAAAATCAGTTAGTTTTTCATATATAGCATTATATAAATAAGTTGAGGTGTTTATAGGTCTATCATAAAGGTTATATTTAGTATTATATGTATCTAATATTTTTCTAGAAAATAATACATCAGTATATCCTATACGCTCGTATCTAAAGTCTACTATAAAATCTATTTGGCTATTTACTAATAGTTCTACCTGTTTATTTATAATTATTGATAATGCTTCTATAGTAAATTTCATAGGTAAATAGGTAGCTTTAGTATCTATATAGTCTTTGAACCATGTCATTAACCAGTAACCATAACGTGTTTTACCATCTGGTATATAGTGAATAGTTATTAGTTCTTCTTTGGTCTCACTATTAATAAATATTATCTTAGGCATTCTATATAAATATAGTTCAGCCATTTAGTCTATAAATAAAAATAAAATAGGGATCTATTAATTTATTTTTATTAGTTATTTAAGTTTATAATAAGTATAATTATGGTTTTTTCTAAAACAAAGCTTCACAGTAACGACTAGCAAATATATCCTTTTCACTAATAGATACTTGTTCTTCTTCCTCAGCAATAGTAGGCATTGATGCTATAGTTTCTATATATTTCTCTTCATCAAATAATAGCTCTACTGAACCAGTACCAATTGGAACTTCTTGACCTAACATAATATTTGATGAAACAGATTTTAATTTATCTAGTTGTCCAAAGATAGCTGCTCTTGCTATAATATCTGGGGTTTCTTCAAAGGAACACTTAGCTAATGGACCATTATCGCTCTTATTAATACCATGTCTATCTACAGACATAAGATAACCTCTATTAGTCATAATATCTGCTAACAAATTGATATGTCTATGGTTAACATAGGCAGAAGAAGTTTCAAACACACTAAAGATTTCACTACATAATACACTTCTTGCAGCTTCTAAACCTAATACTTCATATATTTCATTAATATCGTTAGAGATAGTTTTATATGGGTCAACCGCTGGATGACATAATATATCTTCTAAATTAGTACCTTCGGTAGAGATAACCCATTTGGTTCTAGTTTGGAAGTCTTGTGTCTCCTGATTCCATATTTTAAAGTAGTTTTCTGGAGTCATGGTAGCACCAGTAATATTTTTAACACCAGTTAATATAATATCATTTAAGATAGTCTTTTCTAATGTTTTAAGAATACATATAGTATCTTCTTGGTCACAGTCTTCTGTTTCTTCAATAACATTAGTAATACATTGAATTCTAAGGATAAGATTGGTAGAGTTATCATCACTAAACACACAGCTAATATCTTGGCTATCTTGGTTAAATCTAGAGATAATAGCGTGATAAATATCACTCATTCTAATGTTTTTATCAATCATTTTAACTTTATTAAGTTTAAGACGCAATACCCAAGGACTAAGATGTGAACCCTCTGGTAAAGTATCTAATGCGCTGAATTCTTTATAGATATCTAAGATTTGATTATCTTCAGGATCTTTACTGCTATAGGCGTCTTCACCTGTTGGGTCGAAATAGATTTCAGTACTAGTAGTAAGTTGTTTAATGTTAATAATAGAAAGTTCATTAAGAATCTTTTGTGCGTATTCTTTATTATAGCAGTATGGTTCTTTAAGTTGAACTGTATCTACAGCAGTTTTCATATTTCTAGTAACATTTAAGATTTCTTTCATTCTAGGAACACCTTTATTAACATTAGATTTAGCAGCAACACCAGCTTGATGGAAAGTGTCGGCAAACTGAACTAAGTTTTTGCCACTAAAATTTCTAGTCTCTTCCACTGTTAAATCGTATACCCATTTACACATAGGTTTTATTTCAGTAATAGATACTATAGGGTCTAAGAATGTGTTGTTAAATAGTTGATATTTATTATTTTTAGTTTGTTTTAAGTTAGCTAATATAGTATTTAATCTATCTTGTTTATATTTAACTGTGAAACTAAATGTATTAGCATATATTTGTTTAGATTGTTGTAATATAGTTAAACTATATGAATCATATACTGATTTATATTTATTTATTGTGTTAATACTAGGCTTAGTGATATGAATAGATGTATGAATGTTATATCTAGCAAATAACATAGATAATCCATAGATAAGATCTTTAGAAACGGAAGAACATCCAATATTTCCTATTCTCTTAGAATCTTTACCAACAGTACCATCTCCTGACATATAACCATCAATAAATCCCTTAATAAATACATCTGGTGATTGGTATATAAATTCTGGAAGTTTCTTAACATAACTAATATTACCAAATAATGTAGACATTATTTTTGCTAAAACAGTTGTATGTAATATGGTATCTGTGCTTAAGTTGTTTTGTCCATTTTTATTTTGTTGAACGCTAACATGATATGTTATATTCCAACTATTAGCAAATCTATGAATTCTGTCATTAAAGTCTTGGTCATTATTAGATATAATAATATGTCCAGAGTTAGACATACCTTCTGCGACATAAGCACCACAAAAGAATCCAAATTCACTATCTAAATCAATATTATATGGTATATGACAAGTATTAGGTCTAGTTTTTAATGGATATAAACAATTTTCTTTAAAGTCGTTGGCATTACTATTTTTACCATTTACAATAGCATCCTTGAATATATCACTTCTGGTATATGGTATTATAAATTCTTTACCTAAATTATGTTTAAACCAGTGTCTAACGCCATCTTGTTCAGCTTTATACATAACTTCTAATGTTTTTCTTATTTCACATCCATATATAAACTTATCCTTTGGGAAAAGATATGATATATCTAATGTATCAGATATTTCTAAATTACTAATATCTAAACTTTTAGCAACTGGCACTAAATCGCCTATTTGCAATTCATCTCCATTTACAGCTTCAATACTATTATTTTTATATACCAAGAAAGATTTAGCTTTAGTAGCTTTAATTTCTCTTCCACTTTTAAGTTTAACTTCTAATATAGTATCTGTACCATCTTTGTTAATAACTGGGTGTCTTGTTATTGCTTCTAATCTGGTCCATTTCATATTTCCCTGTTTATCTACAGATAATGCTTTCCAATCATTGCCATCTTCTAATGGTATGTATATTTGTTCATTTTCCATATATGTTACTATTGTTTTTTCAGCAGTTTCATAGTAGTTATCTATAAACTGACCAATCATTGGAGTAACTATTTTACCATTTTTAGATATAATAATTTCAGTATCCCAATCTACAGAGTTTAAGGTAAGCTGGGTAGTAGGTTCACCAAGTGATTGAGCTGAAATAGTACCTACAAGTT